CGAAGGACATTGTAGTTGGTAGCATAAACGCGGACCTTGGCGGTGTTAGCACTACCGATGGCAGCAGCGGACACGACCAATTGAAGGGTTGCGTTATCAATTCTACTGAAGTTACAGGTTCCAGATGGCTGGTGTTCTTCAGGGCGAAGAGCGAACGAATAAACGTTGATACCAGTGTCTGGGGAACGAGTGTGATGTTGGAAAGGTTGGACCAAATCAAAGTAGGTACCTTCACGCTCACTGAATCGGTCTTGACCGTTCAATTGAAGTTTTGCGGTAACTACTGGATTTTCACCCCAACAGTGCATTTTCAAGGAAGTTTCAGCAAGAACGAATGCTCCAGCATCAGAAACACCGTTGGTTGCGCCAGCAGAACCTAAGTTACCCGAAAGTTCATCAATTGCTACTGCGGTTGCGTCACTGTTAGCATTAGGGTCGTTGAAAAGACCGTGTGCGTTGATAACAGAGGTGTTTGGAGCAGCATTGGAAGCACCGGCCAATTGAACACTGGAACTGAAAGCACGGATACTGTTTGGAAGAGCATCAATTGCGTCAGTGTAGTTAAATGGCTGAGCACCCAAAGCCATGTTAAGAACTTTAGTTTCAACGAAACTATCACAATAACTTACGTTATCGTCAGGTTGGACAACCCAGATCAATTCTTTACATGGATGATTGAAGTTCAATTTGATTTTGTTGGATGAGGATCCGATGGATTCATCACCAGTGAATTGAAGCTGTTCAATCAAGTATTCGTGTGGGTTTTGGGCCATACGTCTACGTTCATCAGTATCCAAAAAGATGTAATCAACGTAAAGGGAGGCAGCAACCAAAGATTTGGAGTAAGCAGCCGTGCATTTTACGTTTTTGCCTGGGGAAGCGGATTCACCAACTTGGGTAACCGCAAACAAGCATTCATCCATAGGACGGATTTCGATGTTAATTTTAACTTCGTGGTATTGCAAAGCAATCAAAGGCAAAGCAAGACCTGGATTTCTACAGAACCAGAATTGAAGAGGGACATAAAGAGTCGTTTCTGGAAGTGCGTTTCTTGGAGCACATACTGCTTCAGGAACAGCTGCGGCACCACAAGCAGTTGCTACATCAGCAAAGTGTGGGTCAGTCAAGAAAGTAAGTTGCGTGGTGTTACCGATCATTTTGTTGTAACCATCTTCTTGTTCAGAAGTAAGAGTCAATTGGTTCCAGATGTGCATGAAGTCACCGTATTGACGGTCAATTCTTTGACCACCAATTTCTACTTCAACCATGGAAACCAATTGCTCACCTGGACAATCCAACCATCTTGCATAAACGTTACCACCGCCATTATCATCCTGGTTGATTTCAGGAAGAGTAATTTGTAAGTAAGTTCTGTATGCTAAGTCACCATTTCTGGAAACAGTGCATTGAACACGACGACCGAAATCGGCTTGTCCGTTAAAAGTTTGTTCAATAGATTCCATTGCGAAGTTCGTGTGTCTTCTGTAGGTCACTTTCCAAAAAGTGATTTGGGGATTACCCGTAAGATACACATCTTGTGCACCGTAAGCTACTAGTTGCATTAGACCACCGCCCATTTTATAATATTGCTAAAGAAAAAAAAATTTTGGAAATTTAATTAATTAATTAATTAATTAAATAAAAACAATAAAAAACTCATATATTTGTGATATCGAAATTTTCCTGCATAAACCGTGTTAAATATTCGTCTAAATAAACTTCTTTTTTACCTTCGTGGTTCTTTTTGAATATATATAATTCTCCTTTTTTTGAAACATTCCACCCGTTTTCTAAAGCTTTGTAAATAAAAGTCATTTTTCTAAATTTCAATTTATCTATAGTTATATTATTAATGGTTGGTCCATCGATATGAATATCACTCATTTTATGTTAAATAAGAAAATTTATAATTAAATATAACATAAACATTATATACATTAATGCCCAATTTCAAACCAAAGGCCAGCAAAAAAATATGCATTAATAAAAAGTCTATTGTTACATTAGATAGTAAACACAATGAAAAAATAGAAGAATTTTTAGATATTAGCAATACCATATTACCTCGTTTAAGAAAAGAGAAATCAAAATTGAAAAAATTATTGATTAAAAAGAAGGATATTGGGGAAAAACTGGAAATACAGGATGAAATTTTAAGGATTAGAAAAAAAATGAAAAAATTGAAAAAAGAGAAGAAAAATTATTATTTATTGAATTCTGATTATATTTTTGAATATTTTGAAAGGAAAAAAAATATTTCAAAAGGGAAATCAAAAAAAACAATAGTGTTAAATAAATTTTTCAATAAAAATACCGAAAAAAAGAAAGAAAATAAAAATGAAACAACAAATATAAATAAATATTTGACCAGTATTGATGAAAGTTTTATAGATATTAATAATTATGTTATTGATTATGAAAAATGTAAAAATTGTGATGGCGAATTGATACCGGTTGAATCGGAAGGTTTGATAATATGCAATAAATGCGGGCAACATATGCAATATCTCATAGAACATGAAAAACCTTCTTATAAGGAACCACCTAAAGAAGTATGTTTTTATGCATATAAAAGAATTAATCATTTTCGTGAAATATTGGCTCAATTTCAAGCTAAAGAAACCACACAGATCCCGATAGAAGTTTTGGAAAATATTAAATCGCAAATAAAAAAAGAAAGGATATCATTAAAACAAATAACAAATATTAAAGCTAAAGACATCTTAAAAAAGTTAGGTTATAATAAATATTATGAGCATATACCATTTATTAAAGATAAATTAGGGATAAAACCACCTGTGATGAGTCCGGAATTAGAAGATACATTATGTAATTTATTTATGGAAATACAAAAACCGTATTCAAATCATTGCCCCGATGATCGTGTTAATTTTTTAAATTATTATTACGTTTTATATAAAATGTGTGAATTGTTAGGAGAGGTTGGATTTTTACCTTATTTCCCCATGTTGAAAGATCCTGTAAAAAGAATAGAACAGGATGAAATATGGAAAAAAATATGCAAAGAACTATTATGGGAATTTATACCAACTATATAGAATCCAATTGTTCTCTTCTATTTACCATAGGATATAATTGTTCATCAAGTTTATATCTTAATAAAGCAGCAAATCCTGCTGTAGAAAAGACAAAACAATGCCATAACGAGTGAAATTTTACATATATATCGTTATGCCATTCTTTACTAGCAATAGAATACATAATTATGGCTGTGATACCACAAGAAAGAAATAAAAAGGATAGACATTTAAACCGCAATAAATATCTCCAAATAGTTCTCCATTTTATCATTATTATAAAAAAACTACATATTGATAAATACCAAGTAATAATTAAATCGCGATTTAAATTTTCCCATAAATAAACTATTAAAACTATATTTTCCACGGCAAAACTTGTTATATAAATTTGTGGTTCCCGAACTCTTGAACCATACAATACGGTTGTAAATATTAAACTTGAGCAAGCATAACCATCTAATAAAGCCCAATTATCATAATCGTAATCGCTGGTAAATACTTCATCTTCAGGTAATGAATGATGCGAATGATATAAAAGAGAAAAAGTTACAGCATATATGAATTTTATTAACATGAAAATACTTGCGGCATCTTTGCGTCTTTTCCAACTCCATATAAATACACCCATTGGGAATAAAGCAGTACAATGTGTCGTTAATAACCATGTATCCAACATTATTATTATAAGATTAATATCTTTATGTAATCTATTTAAATAATTAAGGGTAAATTATTTTAATGCATTCAATATGGTTTCTGGTTATAAATATGTCTTTCGTTTTTTATCTTTATCAGGTGGCGAATTTTTATTTATCCATGAGTTATGAAAAATTTAATGAATATGATATTAAAAGAAGAAACTATATAATTAAAAACTTTATAAAATCATACATTTTATATTATATTTCGGTAGCTACAATACCACTGGTTCCAATGGTATTATTAAATATAGGCAATGTTAATAAATGTTTACATTTTATAGGATTTTTATATTGTTCAAATGATACTGTTGCACTATTTAAAAATATGAATATGTCGTATTCTACAAAAATACACCACGTAATAAGTACCACTTTATCTACTATAAATATTTTTGTGGATTCATTGAGGGATAATAATATAACAAAATTGATGTCTATATATTGCATATTATCTTGTTATCCTCATGAAGTGAATTATTGCTTGGGTATGAGGTTTTTATTGGAGAGAACCAAAGAAAAAAAAATGAAAAGACAAGCGTTCATAAAATATTTGGGTTGTTGTTTTATAAATTGGTCTATTCATTCAATATATTTAATTTATAATATAAGAAATTTGAATATTATTATGGTAGGTTATTATAGTCTTATTATTTTTATAGTATATGATGACCTTGTGTTATTAAAATGGTTGAGAAATTAGATCTTTTCCATCTTTGAAAATCTTCCTCCTCCAAGAGCATTTTCCTCCATAGATTGTTTTTTCAACAGAATACGTTCCTCGTTTGTTATTGTAGGTTTTAAGATTTGCGCCATCATATCCTTATAACTTTGTTTCTTCTTCTTCTTCTTCTTCTTCTTCTTCTTCTTTTCATGAACAATAGGTTTTTCTATAATAGGCGTTTGAGTAGATTTGGTATCCATGTTAGTATCCATAATTAATTATATATAATTAGTTATAGATTTTAATTCAATTTTATTTTTTATCATCATCCGGTAAGAGGGATTTTAACTTGGGTTGGTCTTTATTCTTAGATGTAATAATATTGTCGCCTTCAAACAATTCCTTTTTGATATCGGCACTTGTAATATTCTCGCCAGTTAGCGAGCTTTCAATAGTATTATTTACACCATATAAATTACCTTCTTTATCGATATTTTGTGTTAATTTATTTTTGTTTTCTTTTGCTAATTTGATATTTTCTTCAATGGCCTTTCTTTTAGTTTCCAAAACTCTTTTTTCAAATTCTTGTTTGGCCTTTTCTTCGTTCTTATTTTTTTCACTCATTAACTGATTCAATTCTTCTTCCATATATTCAACCCTACCTGTCTTGTATGCTTCGGGATCCCAAGGCATCCACATTCCAACTGGTCCCACATATACATTATGATTTGGGTCTACTTCTCGTAATAATTTACATCTTAATTCGGCTTCTCCTTGTGTTGCATATACACCTCTAATTTTCAAACCTCTTGTATTTGTTTGAAAATTGTGTGTTGTATCAAAATCATCTTGTAATCTTTGTTCGTTATTATCTACAAATGTTTTATAATCATTTCTTAATTTTTCAGAATCAAACGAATTTTTTTCGCTTTTTAAAAATTCTTCGAAATCTGATATTAAATCATTAAATTCCAAATTGTATTTAAAACCGAGGAAACTTAAAAATTGATGGTATTTTTCAATGGATTTAGAAAAATCAAAATATTTTAGGAATTCTTGAAAAAAGAACCTATTTTTATCTTCCAATATATTCTCTGGAGATACAAAAGAAATACAAGCAAATTTTTGCCCTGAAATTGGTTTATCCTCGTCCAATAAATCAATATATTTAGGATTTTCTCCACCGTTTGGTAATTTTTGTCGTTCAAAAGCCATAGAAGCCATTTATACTTTATTTTATTTTTAATATTTAAGTTATTTTAAACCTAATTATTTTTTTCTATATAGTTAGTATAAATGTCTGGATTAGGTGATATGGTTGACTTAGGCGAATTAGTTCGTCGCGCAGTTAAATATCTTGTTGAAGGTATCATGGTAGCAATTGCCGCTTATGCTATCCCAAAGAAATCGTTAAATGTTGATGAAGTTATGTTGATTGCCTTAACGGCAGCTGCTACATTTAGTATATTAGATACCTACGT